GAAAGAAGTACCTATCACAGTACAGTTAGCGTTATCTGCACCAGTTTCTGCACCGTCAATTGCAGAAATTGTCTTGCCTTGAAAAGTTGTAGTGCTTCCAGCGTCAACAGGAGCTGATTCACACCGAACAATAATTGATTCGGGAGAATTACTTTCTGTATAATCTACTACAAACACCATTCCTTTTACAAGCCAATCAACAGATGCACCGCCAGAGGTGTCTACCGTATAGGACAAGGAAGAACCAGCCGCTGGTATACTATGAGAACCCGCAAGTAAAAAACTGCGGTCTGTCACAGAAACCTTGGTTCTGTCTTCCAAGAATCGGAATTGTGGGTCATCCGTAGGGACTTTAGCTACCTTGGAAAGGTATACGAAGAATGGAGATTCATCGGGAGCTAAGTCGGCCACACGGTCACTAAAGTTGTATAATCTCCTTGTATGATAGCCTGAAGCTGCCGTACCTGGAGTAGCAACATTAGTGATACCCTGGTTAATAGTTGCCATTTAAAAACTCCTTAAGTTTTTTTATATTCTGTTTTTGTTTGACGCATTCATAATGCCTGACCAAACATCATCCATCTCGCTTGGTTTCTCGGGAGCCGCACCTTGTACAATACCTGCCGTAGGCGCTATATTTTGACTTTTATGAACTGCTTCCATATTCTGGGCAGCTTGTTCGTTTGTAACACCACGATGTTTCCTATAGACATCTATTAAGACATCCAATGGTACTTCATCTCTTGGGTTAGTAGCGAACTGCAAAAAGTCATTAACATGCGCTGGGTCTTCCATACCATACTTCGTTGTTAACTCTTGCCTAACATTATTTAACGCCACCTGCTCACGTATGCCTGATAACTCATCGTTAACAGCTTCGCTTACGAGAGCACGTTCCTGACCAACCCTCATCTCGTATGAGGGAGAGCCTGGTTTATAGTAAGCTTCCCACGGATCAAATGAATCCTCATCCACTTGACCTTTAGACTGTTGTTCCTGTTGTGGTTCACTTACTTGGCCACTAAGTTGCTGTCTCATCGCATCTACTACATCAGGTCTCTGTTTTAAAACATTACCTAATTGTTCATACTTGCGAAGTTCTTCCACTTGACTATTGAGTCTTTCATACTCAGCAGTTTTTCTGTCGTACATAGATTGAAACTTCTTTGCTTCATCTTGTTCTCCTACAGCTTGTTGCTGTTCCTGCTGAGGTCTTTCGTCAACAATTGGCGGTAAAGCTTCGCTTTCAACACCTTCTATTACTGGGGCCTCTCCGTGTTCGGTATTTTCCATTTTTTATTTCCTCGATTTCTTTTGTTTTATGGCTTCACCTTTATGATGTCCAACAAAAGCAGAACCGTGTAATGTCCCTACACTTTTTTTCTGTCTTTGCTAGCCTTTAAAACGTCTTCTTCGGCTTCTATGACTCTTTCTAACTTATTAAGATTTACCTTAGTCTTAAACTTACTATCGGTCAGAACCTCTTTAAGTTGAGATTTGAACTTTTGTGCCTCAACTTGCTTTTTGGAATTAACGTTTTCACGTTCAGCTGTCTGTAGGTCGCCTTTAAGTTTTTTAACCTGTTCTTGTAACTGCTGTACCATTCCTTGCATTTGAGCCATTTGGCCTTTACGTTTTAAAACGCCTTCTTTGTCAAAGATTTCAGTTTTCTTTAAAACCTCGACATCGTCTACCAGTCCCAACTTAAATGCTTCCAAGTACATATTGTATTCGGCCATCCTATTAGATGGTAAAGTTGATCCTGATATTATTCTCACGTCGTAGTTACCTATAGTAATATCATTATGTATAGCTCCTACTTCTTGAGATTTATCGTCATACATTTGATTGATAGTAAACTCTGTCAAATCATTGTTTGGTTGTACAACTCTAAATGTTTTTTGGTAATCATAATGGCCTTTGGCTAAGTTATATAAACACTTACCAAGCCTATTAAGACTACTTTCAATATCCCTAAGTTTTGCCTTACCACGAGTTTCACCCATCTCTGAAAGCATGGATGTTCCTCTGACAGTCTCTGGTGCGGCTTCTTTAAAGCCTTGTAGTAACTCAGGAATACCGAGACTTAAATCTATATAATGCTCTATTCGCCCTATCAAATTGTAAAACTCAGAAGAAAGTGATTGTGGGGCAGGGAAGTGCGGTGCACCGAACTCTGGGTTATATGGTATAACTGCATTGGGGTTTGCCCAATCTTGTTCCAGCTGCCCCAAATCATCTACGCTCCCCTCTGGGACTAACAACTTAAGTCCAGCAGAAGCCTGAGCGTGGGATAGAGTGAGAGAGAAAAGTTTGTTTAATAATCTTTGAGAGTCCTTTATTTTACTTATATCCGACTTAGGATATGGTGTGCCAGTCCATATATTTGGAACTGGAACTATTGGATATATATCAGTATTAAGGATAGTCTCATATAATAATAAATCTCCTACAGTTGCAGAGATTTTAATTCTTGTTTGCGGTACTTGGACTATCTCAACCAAGCCAGCTTCTAGCATAAGTGAATTCTTTTCAATGAACTGATTGTATTGCTCATCATTCAGTATAGCCTCAGAACCACTTTCTTTGTTAAATATACGATAGAAAGGAACCTTTATCTTAGTAAACCTTTCTAATATACGATACCTATCTAACCTATGATGGTCTCTATTATATACGGTATCTGGTGTAAATGACGAAGAACTATTCCGTCTAGTTGAAGAAGGATAATCATCTTCTTGAGAATAAGTCTCAATATCATCTAGATATTGCTCAACATTAGGATATAGATTAATTATCTGATCCTCAGTTAAGATAGTCGATAAGATAACGCCTGACGCATCATCGAAATGTCTATTCCTTGAGGCTGGGTCAACATAAACACGAAATGGGTCAAGATATGTGAACTTTACTTCACCACGCCCATAATCCGCTTCAGGTTCTAAATAGGCATAAAAGTAACCAATGCCAGCAGTTGCATAGTCATGAACCGCTTGCTTAAATTGTGTATCACCCTCTGATATATCCCATATATATTCCAGTAAGGTTCTCCAAACCAAGGCTAACCTACTATCAGAATCTTCTCTTCCAACCGCACTAAACTTAGGAGAGCGTGATGTTAAAAGTGATTTTAATTTCTCAACAGCCGCATACACCCGATCAATAACAAAGTCACCTTGGCCTACTGCCCTCAATGCCTCTGACTCTTCTTGGCTATAATGATTCCCTAAAAAGAAATCTATGGAATCTCTAGCCTCCGTATCCCAATCTACCCTAGAATCTCTCCAGGATTGCCAAAGTTGCTTATTAATCTCAGAGTGTTCGCTTTGCGTATTCTCGAGCTCTCTTATACTAGAAATAGTCTACCCCATTAGTTGGTTTGCCACGAACATAATATAACACCGAAAGTCTCTTAATGCAAGAAGTTTTTTAACTTCTTTGTCCAGTCATCCAAGAAACTACCTTTTTTCTTACAGAACCCTTCTCTTTTTTTTCTATCATCTCGTCAAATTTATCAGCATCAAATCTCATACTAGACGGTGGGCGTGCATTATTAATAGCATACCATAAGCCATCTAGAACATCATCATTTCTACCCTTAGGGAATTGAAACATTTCATCTACTAATTCTGTTTGTTTTCTTTTAATAAATAACTTACGCCTATTAACTATAGGACATAATAAAGATTCTAACCTATCTTCTTTCCTTATTTGAGTTGGGGGCCTAACGCCCAATGCTATACCTGGTGCTATCTTTCTATCGTTAGCAGCCATCTTATTGACGGCATCTTTAATAATACCCTGTGCGCCAACATGCTCAACATTGGCTCTTTTCACTGGGGAATATTGCTTTGCATACTCTATTATCTTATCAGGCATTTCATATAAAGGTAAATGCTCTCTCATATAGTCTACTACGTAGAAGTTCCTATCGCTGTCTATTCCAATAACCATTATAACTTGATAGTCACTACGTTCATTAGCCTCATATGCCAAGTCAACGCCAATATATATATTTACTGGAATAGCGTCTTCGCTATTTATAAGATAAGCAAAGTTATTCTTAGATACAAACTCATGATCATAGAATTCTAATCTATTTGTCTTGAACTTTGCATTCGCTAAATCCCTAGCCTCATTAAGATATTCCTGAGCAAACTTATGGACTAAGCCAACATCTTCAAATCTTCTTCGTATATCTTCTAACTTTGATTTTGAAAAATATGAAGGCCAAAGAACATTGCCATCGTCATCTATAGCCTTATGGTACATCACATCCCAAGCATACTTCCTCTTATCTCTCTTTGCCTCTACATGTCCATCATATATACTCTGTAAAAAGGAATCAAAATGCACAATAGTTCCTATCAACCAAACTGAACCCTCGTTACCAGCGGAATTTTCTAAGGCAGGTTCCACAGTGGACATAACCCATTCCTTGATCTCCCTTCTTCTATCAGGAGTTTTTGTATTTAACTCTGATTCAAAATCATCAAGAATTATCTTAGTATATCTAAGACCTAACTGAGACCTACCACGCAATCTCTGAGAAGTACCCTTCCCTATAACTCTATCACCCTTACTTGTAGTAAATTCTTTTTCAGTCCACTTAGAACCTCTTAGGTCACCAAAGTAATAATTAAGAGCAGGATTTACCTCTATATGATTCTGTATGTATTTTATATGGTCTATTGCCTGAGATTGTTCCTCCGCTACCCAGGCTATGAATTCTTTTTTACCTTCTGGGTTAAAATATAAATGATGCATTAGAGCAGCCTTCGCCAATGTAGACTTTGAATGACCCCTAGGCAGTATTATACAACAACGTTTTCTTTCATTGTTTAATAATAAATCATTCAATTCGTAATGATATGGCGCTGGGGAAGATTTCATAAAGTCCTCAGGCATAAACAACTGCCCAAAGGATATTAGGTCTTTCCTTGCCAACTCAAGCACACGTTCCTTTTCGGAAACGTTATGCTTATTTATATTGAAATTCTCTTTTTCCTTGCTCTTTCCGATAACCAATCCTGTTCTGGTACTAATTCAAATACCTTGTTATATTGCATAAGGGCAGGCCCAATGATATACATCCAAGCCTTATCCTTTTCGCCATTGTCGTTATAAACATCTACTCGCCTTCTTTCGTATAATCCTGTATCTATACCTTCATAGGTATCATACCCCATAAGATCACTATTATCTACATCCATCACCTCAACAACAGCGCCTTTAGCGTTGCCATCCATTAATGCTGCTGGATATGAATAATGCCCAGGAAATACAATTTGATACCCATCTACCTTCCAAGTATCACTATTTCCCTTTCTAAGCGTTCCGTATACTGCTAACTTGTCAGTCTTCATTTGCATCTGCAAATCTTGTATATGAAATCTCATCTGAGTAGTAATCCTTTACATCGACAAAATAACCAGTGTCAGATAGATTGGAGTTTACTAACTTGCTATTCTCATAGTATAGTTCATATATCTCACTTGCTATATTCTCACACGTAATACCGTTATTCAGATCAAGATCACTATCTCTTGCTTCCTCTAAAACTTGCATGCATATTTCGAAAAGGTTCATTAGACCTCTTTTTCTCTTTTTGCGCTCGCTAATTTCTTTGTATCCTTACCACCGATAGCATCGAGTTGCTCAGGCGAGAATCCTTGGAATACAGTTACGGACTCCGAACGCTTTTCCGTATCCTTCATCCCAGCTATGGAGACAAGTTCCCTAAGTAAGGAAACCTTATCGCTATCTCTTGACTCATCTGACTCAATAATATCCTTCATTTTTTCCAAGATATAAAGAGGTGTTATATCAGCCTCATTCATTATCTTATCTATTTCTTCTCTAATCAAATTCCTTATCCTTTTAGTATTCATTAGAATCTGAGATTCTTGTTTAGCGTAATCCGAGTTCTCAGTGGGATATACTTTTAAAAAAGCATCCACCATGTCATCCCCTTTCGCCACATACTTCGCAAAAAGGAACTCCCTCTTAGTTGGCTTTTCCCTATCTCTTCTTATCTCATAAGCTGTCTTATCGCCTTTGCCTAATGTATATATATTCTTCCTAAGTTCACCTTCCATCTTAATATTGTCTTTACAAACAAAAGAACCTATCGCAGTTCTAACATAATTACTATATGTCTTACCACCTTTATTATTTCTAAGTACCCCTCTCTTTAAGATTTGGCATACTTGACCGTCATCTGTGAGAACCCAATCATCTTCATGGCCCTCTCTCCAATCCTTGAGAAGATCGGTATAGGGATAGGTACTGCGAAAATCAGCTTGATCAGCATAAACAATTCTATCAATTCCATTTATAGTCCTCTTGTTCAATTTCCGTTTATTGTCTTTCCCTCTACCACGGTAACACCATCCACTATTTGATGAACAGTAACATTAAAGTTCCCATTCTTATGAAAATGTACTATGGCAAAAGCATGTTGCCAATTATGCTGTCTATTACCCAACCACTCATTAGCATCAGATGCCATATCCTTCAAGCACCCTATTGACCACGCTGATTTAACCCCATCAATGTGTGTAACAGAACTTTGCTGAATATCATGATGGTGACCATACATAACATTACCACCGAGACGAAGGAGATGATTACGAGTGTGGTTAATTCCTGCAAAATGATGCCCGTGATAGAAATTAATTTTACCAATCTTGAGCATTTTCCCGATTCTATGATACTTGTATCCACGCTCTTCAAGACGAAGAGCATTCTTAACGAGCATTTCTTTAGCCAAGAATGGATTTTCTTCAACAAATCTATTAAGCCAGTCATCATGATTCCCCTCACAAAAATGTCTTTCTTTAGTTCCAGCCTTATTCAATGACCTATCAATAACATCCATTCCTTTATTAACGGCTTTTATCTCGTCATACACGAAAGGAAGTTGATATTCCAAAGGAGGCCTCTTTTTCTTTTTCCACTGCCAGTGAGAAACGCTTTCCCATTCACCAGTGTCACCGAGATCAACATATATATCTGGCTTAACTAGTTCAATCGCCTTACAAAGAGCCTTTATGGCAGGCTTATCTTCGAAAGGAAAATGCTTATCTGGAGTAATGATAGCCTTTTTTATCTTCAAGACATACCCCTAATGACCTTTATTACCAATATAAGCAATAAGGCCTCTATGTAGTAGAAAAACTTCTTTATTATTTTCCCCATTTCTTTTCCAATAGTATTTTAGCCATTACAGAATAATTACCAATATCTATGAAAGAATCCACAACAGATTCATTCTCAGGTTCCTTATTCTTTTTGACCACTAAATTAATTAATCTATTTATCTTATCATTCATTCTGACAATAATACCAATAAGACTCATTCGTATCTCATCCTCTGTCTCAAGCATTGTTCCCATTGCTATATTGCCAGGCCCATAATCATTCTGCTTCCTAGCAAATAGGTCATACATATCTGATAAGACATTCTTAAACTCATCAGTGCTTTGGGGGAAATCCCTCTCACACTGCGCAACTATGCTTTTTTTGCTTTTTGCCATATATAACTCCCCATACCTAATTGTAAAAGACCGTTCGAAATTGCATCTATCAATTGCTCATCGTGCTCCATTACACCAGCATTTGTCAGTATAACATGAACTATTTCATGTAATAATGTCTCATGCTTCCTTGTATCAGCCATATCAGCATCCAATGTAATAGTATTGGTCTTAGGGTCATGTAACCCTAAAAGGTCTTTACCATCTCTTGTTTGCTCTCTCATTTCAACTACGGTATAATCATGCCCGCCTATTACTAACTTCATTCTCTCTCCTTTTTATAACCCCATGATGGAACTTTCTCTCGCATTACATATGCTCTAACAGGAAGTTCCTTTTTCTTCACGAAGTCTATTATTTTAACAGCGCTACGAAATTCTTCTCGAAATCTTCGCTTTGCTTCTTTGTCTTTCATCAGTTATTCCTGGTATTACGACTTCTTCAAAATACTTGCACCCTTTCTCTACGATGCAATCCTTCCCAGCCATATCAGAGTCTATCACGTTCACAATCCTATTGCCTTCAGAATGTCTTACCATGCATCCCAAGCACTTTCCAACATTCCAATTAGCACAATGGTCTCTAGCAATGTTTCGTAATTTACTCATATACTGAGACATAATATACTACATAGAATGTTCTAAGTCAAGATAAATTTATTTTTTCTTCTATTATATAAAAAAAGTCTTGTGATAAGAGTATATTGTTCGTATATTACAGGGCGGAAACCCAGAAGAATATATATAACTTATATACTTATAAAGAAAGAAATATAATACTAACGTATTATAAAAAGAAAGAAAGTCAAATGAATGGAAAAGGTGATAAGGATAGAACATCTGATATTAAAAGGTATAAAGACAATTATGATAAGATATTTGGCAATACTACCCCTAATGCTGCAAAACGAGATACAAGACCTGGACAGTCTATTCAAGAACGCAAAATGGGAAGAAGTGCAAAACGTTCAAGATGAAGGATATGAGGTAGAAAAGGTCACTATGGTGGCAGGAGTACGTGGAAATGAAGCAGAACACGAAATATTAAATCACCTATATTATGTACAAAATAGCAAAATAGGCTTTAAATCGCCAAAACCGTTCGAAATCAACATTATTCGATAGTATACCCGCAATTTCCAACTTGAAGCCGTAAAGATACCAAAAATCGCCAAGAAACGGTAAAATATTACATACGAACCCCATACTTCAAACCTGTTTTACAATATTATTTTAAACCACTTGTATCAAAATACCACTAAACTGTATATTATACAAACAAAAAAGGTTGAAAAATGTACGGAATAGTAGAAGAGAGAGAAAATGAAACTTGGTACATGATCAGAGGAAAGGCATTTACACCCAATATTAACGAAAATTACCCTATTCAGACCTTTAGTACCGAAAAAGAGGCAGAAGACGCTCTATATTGGCTAGATTACAGAAAACCAGTAAATCCTAGAAATTATAAAATTATAAAAGTTAAGCACAAATACCTACCATTGTACTGATATACACTCAGTAAAGATTGAAAAATAGGCTTACAATGTGTGTGAGTCTATATTTCGCGATTAGGGGGCGGGCATCTCCTGATTGGGTTCTCCTAATTAGGTTGAAAAACCCGTTTAGGTTCTCCAAGGTTGACAACTCCTCTCTATATCTCCTCAATTACTACTGCTAATGCGTCTCAATCTCATCAGATCACAATAACTTACTATTGAGACTGCGTCTCATTATCAAACCAGACTATAACTAGACATGGCCACGATCCCGGGCCACACCTGATGACCTCCATTAATTATCTACATTTAATTCTTGCATATATCATCCCAATTACTTATTTTCTTTTATGAACAATGGACATCATAAGACAAACACACTAATGAGATTGAATCTCAATAAGCGTTTTGGAGGTGTCCAAACTAACCTAATAAGAGGAGGTTTCACAAAATGAAACTATCAATGAAACAATCAAGAGTTATACTATCCAATGCTATTGGAGCAGAG